CGATAATGCCGCTACAGAAGTTTTAACTGTTTTGCAGAATGGTTCGCTTGGTATTGGAGTGACACCTACACAGTTATTTCATGCAGAAAGTTCAATAAATGGAGACTGGATAAGTTTAATTAAGAATACACACGCAACGAATGGTCATGGATTAAAAGTCCAAGCTGGAGATGATGCAGATGTAGATAGCTTTCGAGTTGCAAGTGTTGGCAATGCTACACTTTTCAATATAAATGGTGCTGGAACAGCAACATTTTCTGGTGATGTCCTTGTAGCAGAGTATATTAAACATGAAGGTGATACTGACACAAATATTCGATTTCAGACAGACCATATTGATTTAACTACAGCTAATACTCTTGCGTTACGAGTAGACTCAAGTCAACGTGTTGGTATTGGAGTAACTCCAAAAGCATGGACAATATTTACACCATTACAAATTTCTACAAGTGCAGTTTTAACAGGAAGGTCTGGTGTTAATCAACTTGACCTTGCAAATAACTGGTATTACGATGGTGCGGAAAAAAGAATTAATACTGGATATGTAGCAAGATATACTCAAGGCTCTAATGGAGACCATTCGTTTCTTACTGCTGGTACAGATTCTGCTGATGCAACAATTACTTTTACTACTAATATGGTGATAGACAACAACTCCAGAATCTCACTATCTAATAATGATGGTGGTGGTACAGGAGGAGATAGCTCTACAACAGGAAATACATTGCTTGGTCATGCTATTGGAGATATGGATGTAAATTCTATTAATAATACATTAATTGGTCATAAGGTAGCTGGTGGTGCTACTCACGATGATATGAGATATAATGTTGGAGTTGGAATATTGTCTTTGTATGATATTACTCAAGGCGATTCTAATGTAGCTATTGGAGCTGAATCTGCTCAAAACCTTACCACAGGAAATCAGAATATTGCAATAGGTAGACAGGCATTAAATACAGCTACGGTGTCATCTAATATTGTGGCGATAGGTTTGTATGCTGGTTTAGATATAAATGATTCAGGTGCAGATGGTAGCGTTTTAATCGGTAGAAGTGCTGGGGAAAATATTACGCTTGGTTCTGAATCAACAGCAGTAGGATTCCAAAGTTTAGATGCAAATACGATAGGTCATTATAATACTGCTCTTGGGCATAATTCTCTTTCAGCAAATGTTGCTGGTGATTCAAATACAGGTATTGGAGCAAGAGCTTTAATATCTTGCAACCCAGCAGATGGTACAGGATATAATTCAAGTCTTGGTTTTAATAGTGGTTACTTTATTACAAATGGTGAAGGTAACACTATCGTAGGAGCGCAATCTGGTGCTACTGGTTCAAATAATTTATCAACAGGTGATAATAACACATTGATTGGAAAGTCTGTTGGAACAAGCATTGCAGATGCTCAAAATCAAACAGTAATAGGTGCTACTGCAACAGGACAAGCAGATAACTCAGTAACACTTGGTAATGCTTCTGTAACTGATGTTTATATGGCACAAGATAGTGGTGCAGTTGTTCATACGGCTGGTATTCAATTTCCAGCAAGTCAAGTTGCTAATGGGGGTGCGAATGTTTTGGATGACTACGAAGAAGGTACATGGACACCGATAGTAAAAGATTTTCAAGGAACTCCTGTAGCATTTACTGCTGGTGCTGGTAATGCTGGAACATATACAAAAGTAGGTCGAATGGTAACTTGTAATGCCTTTTGTTCAACATCGGCAGATAATGGTGCAAGTGGGTTTGTGGCAATACATGGATTACCTTTTGCTCAAGCAAGTGGAAGTGATACTGCTGTTACTTTTGGAAATTATGAAAATTTTGCAATTACCGCTGGACACTCTATAAATGGTAATGTTTTTGATACTAATCAATTTATAGGTGTATATGTAGCAGATTCAACTGGTGGAAGTACCAATATGAGCGTGGCAGAATGGTCACCAGATGGAAGAGCGTATCTTTCAGTAACATACTTTACAGATTAATTGGATAATTAATTAGAAACAATAAGGAGTTAAGATGGCAATTAGTAAGGTTTTAACAGATGACTATGAAGTAAGAAGTGAGTACAAGCATATCAATGTTCGTACTAAAACATCCATTATGGAAGATGGTGCAGAAATATCTTACAAGTATCATAGAAAAGTATTAACACCAGATATGGATGTATCTGGAGAGTCAGCAGAAATACAGGCTTTAGCTGATGCTTTGTGGTCAGCAGACATTAAGAAAGCATGGGCAGATAAGCAAAAAGAAACAATTTAATTAACTAACAAGGAGTCTAACATGGCTAAAAAAGAAAAACAAAATGGCCCAGTTTTGACGTTGAACGACAAAGAGTATGATGTGAACAACGATCTCAACGATGAGCAAAAACAAATCTATCTGCATCTAAAGAATATAGATGACAAGATAAATCAGAATAACTTCATTCAACAGCAGTTGATGGTTAGCAAAGATGGATTTGTTCGCATGATGGAAGAAAGTCTTGCAAAAGAAGAGGCTGAAGCAGAATAATGCTAGTACGTCGATGCTCTCAAGGCAATGATATTGCGCTTTATAAAAACACTAAGCCGGGTATGTTGAAAACCGTACAGCTGAAAAATAAAGATACAATTCAATTTACATATCCCAGTGCCGCAAAAGATTATTTTGTGTTGGTAGATGGTGAGATAGTAAAGCGCAGCGACAGTTTTAAAGTTTGTGAAGAATATTACGTAGATCATTGTGAAAAAAATTGCGGTCAGAGTCATGGGCGCATCGACATCGTAAAACATAAACTAGTTTATAATCAAGTAACGCTACGATGAAAAATCCACTTGCAACATTAGCGTCATGGCAAACCAGAACAAGCCAGTTAGATGGTTGGACGGCATATCACTTAGCAGCTGGTGCTTTCTTAGCAAAAATATTTATGTGGCTAAACTGGTCAGATTTTTGGGTTGTAATGGGTGTGTTTCTTATTGGTATCGCCTGGGAAATCTTTGAGTGGTTTATAGAAGGTGACGCAGAAACATACGGCACAAAAAAAGCGTGGGCATATAATACTCTATCAGATATTATCGTAGAAACTGCTATTGCATGGTGGATGGTACTGTGACATGGAAAGTAAAGAAGCTAGATAATGGGGATTTTAAAATTATTTATGCCACTATTGGTTTTAAACATGATGCTACCGGGTTGCAGCAACGGCTGGATCGTAGGAAATATTCAACTTACTCCAGCGGATTCAGTTATAAATACGGTTTTTATAGAAATTGTAGCGCATGATTCTACAGTGCATTGGTATAGCAACAATGTACATCATGGAGATAACTGGTGTCTTAAACATTCCCAATGGGAAGATGTTAACATACAATGAAGCAATTAAATGATGAACTGCAAATACACATATCAGTTAAATGGGCAATACAGATCATTATGTTTGTGGTCACACTTACTGGTGCATATTACACGATTCACGGCAAGGTGGCGCAAAATAAAGCTGAATTGCAGTACGTTAAAGATAATTTAGTTGAGTTTGAAGAAATGTTAGAAGCGAGAATATCAAGGCTAGAACGCTACAAAGAACAGGAGTTAGAAGAAGTGAATAAATCGCTTTTAAGTAAAGTATTAGGTGGAAAAGATGAATGAGTTAGCTGATTTATATTTACAAATTGGAAGCGCTGGTTTTATAGCAGTTCTATTTGGTTTTATGATTTGGAATTTAATACAAAGTCAAAAAGCACAATCGGAAGACCTTGAAGAAATAAAGCAGTCAATACGCAAAATGGAATCTGTGATTGATTCTGGTATGAATATTAATGTTAAGCTTATTGATCGCATGAATAGAAGTGACGAAAAACGCGAAGAATTTTGGAGAGAACTCAGCGACGATTTGGCTTTTTTAAAGGGAAGAATTAATGGACATGGAAGTAGATAATGCCAAATGATCAAGATACATACGCAATGCTAGTCAAGCTTGATGAGCGTCAAAAAACATTATTTAACATGATGACTCGCGTAGAAAAGCATTTAGAAAAATTAAATGGAAAGGTTAGCGAACATGACCGCACACTTGCGAAAGTACAAGTCTACGGCACAATCGCATTAGTGACTTTTCCAGTCATAGTAAACGTAATAATGGAGATAATGTAATGGACATTAAAGCAATGATGGTTGCAAAAGCAACAGAGTTAGCGGAACAGCAAGCAGACGGTTTAAAAGAAGCATTTTTAGCATACGTTAAGAGCGATGAGTTTGAAATAATTATAGCAGAAGGTATGGACAAAGCTATAAACATACCATTTGTTAAAGATGAAAAAGAAGCTCCAATCTTTCGTGACGTAGCTGATTTAATACAAAACTTACTTGCAATGGTTATTAGTGGCGCAACATTAAAAAAATAAAGGAGTTACTATGCCAAGTAAAAAAGGTTACGGCAAAAAGATGGGCAAGAAAAAGCCAATGAAAAAAACAAAAAAGATGAAACGTGGTAGATAAAAAACAAATGCGTGGCATCATAAACGATGTCTTACAAAAGCTAGGCGAAAAATACGCTGATCCCAAAGCATTGGATTTAGTGTACAATACAGGCTTAGTGGAATCTAAGTATGTGTACTTACAGCAAATAAAAGGACCAGCACGCGGGTTTTTTCAGTGTGAAGCTCATAATGCAGTAGATGTTTGTGCTAACTACTTAAAATACCGTGAGTCGCTAATGAAAAAAGTTGCAAAAGTTTGTTTATTAGATTGGAAATACTTTTTAGAACCAAAAGAAGAAGAATGGTGCTATATCTTAACAACAAACATAGCAGCGCAAATAGTGTTTTGCAGATTGCACTATAGACGTGTACCAAAACCATTACCGCGCACATTGGAAGATCAAGCTATGCAGTGGAAACAATATTATAACACTGCCAAAGGCAAGGGTACTCCAGAACACTTTATGGAAATAGTAAGTAAGTATGGATGAAGCGGCTCAAATAGATCATTTAATTGATGTAATGAAGCAGCTACAGCAACTAGAAAAAATGCTTGCAGAAGCTGGCGGAGAAGACCTTGTAATGCTTTCTATGATACTGGCGCTTATCAAAGTCACAAAAGTACCCGATGTAACCATTTTAAGTAATAATAGAGGGATGGCACAAGCATGAGTAGATACGAAGCATTTTGCAATATAACAACGGATTTGCAAGCAATTGCAGACGTGGACGCATACGACCGTAAACGCGCGTTACCGGGTAATTTCGTGGAGAGTGGTACAAGTAATTTATACTACTTACATAACGCTGGGTTTTGCTCACAATTATACATGGATGGTGCAGAACAAACCTACGTTTCCGACACGCCAAACGCTATGAACGAATGGACATACCAAGCTGCT